TGCCATTATCAATACCTCTATAGTATATATTAAAAGAATGATGGTGATGTAGGTGCTTTAGCGATAGAATTTTTTATCGAACTTTTAGCAGCAACCAACTTCTCATTAACACTATTTTTAACCATATCAGAAAACTCATTTGTTTTTGCTGTCATTATAGATAAACCGTCAGTCATATCATCAGCAAAAGACGTACTTATACCATTCTGAGTAGCGTAGAAAGATAGGTCTGATTTCATTTTGTCATAGAATGTATTGTCTTCAAGTTCACCACTACCATTCAAACCTAGTTCATATAAAAGACTGCTGACCTCATTATTAACATCAGTTATAACACTTGAATCACTCAAACATCCCAACTTACTATATATATCAGCGACCAGTTTATCTATACCCAACTTCTTGATAAATTCTTGAATATACCCATATATTTTATAGATATTAAACATCTGTGCTGGTATATTAGCAATGTATTGTAATGCATCCACTATTTCCTCAAGGAAACCAAAAGCATTAGAAGCAATACTCTTCAATGCTCCTATCGCACTATCCAAACACGTTCCTGCTAAATCAGCAACAACACCAAGTTCATTTATCTTCATGTTTAGTTGTGTTTCTGCTGACACCAATCCTAGATTTATATCTGTTATCGTTGGCAAACTAGGTAAATTATTACCATCTATTGTCTTCAAATAATTGTCTACTTCACTAGTAAGATTATTAACCTTACCCTTAAAAGTTCTAAGTTTGGATATACCAGCAGCAAGATTATTTGCTACACCATCGTCCAAACCTGTAGCATTAGAAACAAAACTAGGTAATGCCATAAAATACCTCCTTATCCTTCTGTTAAACCACCACTTGTATTTGTTATGGTTCCAGTTGTTATTCCGGTCCCATTTGTCCAAGAATCCCCTTGTCTTCCAACCGGAGTTCCGTCACACGTAACATCAGAAACAGAAGCAACTAATGTTCCTGTATGACCACATGTTAATTGAACTGTATGTCCATCGCCAGACAAAAGGATACCTCCCATATCAAACCCACCAAACCCCTGTACTAATGTTCCTGTTACAGATATAGGGCTATCATGAGAATGACATATACCAGAACCACTATCACCAACTTTCAGTATATCAGACATTATGAAACCGTTAATGTATTAGAAGTACCTTTTAATATACCAACAGAACCTTGAACTGTAGCTGGACCGGATGCTGTTACATTAACATTACCGCCAGCGTTAACAGACACATTTCCACCTGATGTTATATTCACATTTCCACTAACATTTATAGTCCAATCACTTCCTACTGTCTCATTTAAAGAACCACTAATATTACTTGTAGAATTATTACCTATAGTTTCTTCATAGTCAGCACCAACAGTCTTTGTCTCATTAACACTTATATCCCTTGTTGAATTGTTACCTATTGTCACTTCTTCATCATTATCAATTCTTTCGGTTTTGTCTTTTTTAACATATGATGTTTTATCTATATCAACAGTCTCATTATCACTTCCAAAGATATGTTTGTTCCTGTCACCTTTTGTTATTTCAAACCTATCGGCCTCATTCCTAAATATTAAATTTCCAGAAGAATCTATCTCAATGTACGTGTTAGAAGGATGAAAAATATGCAATCTTTCATTACCTTCTGTACTATCTATTTCTATAGTAAGACCCCTATGAGTAGAAAGTACAATATTATTAGGATATTCCGCTGCATATGATGACTCCGGCTCATCCCAAGTAGAACCATCAGCATTTTCAACACCAACGTCAACGTTAGAATTTCTATGTTCTATAACTGTTCCTGTTTTCTCGCCTCTAGAAAGTCTATGAAAATCCGATTCTCCTATTCTGTCTTCTCTAGGATATAAACCATCAGGGTCATTAAACCCCAAAGAAGTGTCCGGTGGGTCAACAGGAAGACCAGGCGCTGTTGCAAAATATCTCAAGGCTTCCCAATTTCCACCCTCAAAGAAGCAAAATACATGTGACCCTTGTAGTGGTACTGAAAAAAGACCATGACCGCTTACAGACCCTTCTAGAAGACCAAGACAAGGTTCACCCCAAGGCAACTTCTCAGTTGGTATACCTTCCTCTTGTGTCTCCACTTTTCCTTCATCGTGAAGACCCCACACTCTTATTCTACAACGTCCCAATTTATCAGGGTCTTTGTTATCCTCAACAACACCACGATATATACCCTCAAAGGTAAATGTTTTTGGTGCTATATTTTTCATGTTAGTTCTTACAGCCATTTATACCTCACAGATTAACCTTTTTTGATTTTACTAGTGTTTCATTAGGGGAATCCTTATACCCGTTCTTTATACAAACCAATTTCTGTTTATACCCACCAGTGACATCGTTACCGAAATAATGTGTAACAGATTTCACCAGATATTTCCCATCCATCTGTTTATTCTGTACATTTATCTCCGTGTCATGACTAGGCCAAAGAATACGTATCATGCCACCAGCATGTCTTTTCTCATGACCCTGTACTATTATTTCTACTAGTTGTTGATTACAATAATCCTTTATCCAACTTCCATACCATATATTATCTAATATTTTTTCATCGCTATATCCGTCAATTGTTTTTCTAGGTCTATCTACAAAGATATTATTTGAAAACAAAGTCTTCTTACCTAGAATAGTAAATTTGTTTATAGCAGATATATAATCATAATCACGTCTTATCAATTTCTTTCTTTTTATATCATAACCCAACAAACTTCCACCTGATATTGATTTTAAAGCACTTAAATCAACATGTTGCCATCTAAAATCATTTATTTTATTAATATATGTCGGATTTTGTTGTTCAAATCCATATATATTATCATCACCTGTAGGTAACATATAATTTTTTTGTGACAAAAGACTTTCTAGTGTTGTTAAAGCATAACCAAACTTATCTTTTTTGTTATATGAATACATAAGATAGCCAGGCTGACCAGTCACAATACCACTTGACCTGTTCATTAACCAAGTAATACATTCAGCTGGAGTCTTTAAGTGAGTATCGAAATGTTCTATTTTTTCGTTTGTTTCTTCTATGGTATCAAACTTTTCTATACCAAGATGATTAACAGCTATATCTTTTATGATTCTACTGGTTTGAAGGTCCGTCCAAGACTTATTCCATCCGTTTGAATGTAATTTCTGATAAAGTTCGTCAACCAAAATCAATTCTATTTTATTTGCTGTTGCCATTCTTGCTTTTGATTCTGGTTTTATCTTTTCTATTTTATGTATCTTCATGTTAATAGTTCTATAGTCACCAGAACCATTAACGTTACCAAATGTTATACGAAATACTTCATTACCGTTTATAGGTCCGAGTTCCACCAATCCTATTCTATCCCAAAAAGATATTTTTCCTGATATAGAATAAGAGAATATATCTTCCACAAGATATAGATATTCTATAGACGAACCTGTTAATAGATGTATGGTATCCTTATCTGTTAAAACTTCAACTGAATATACCTGTTCACCTAGTTGTGTGTTTAACGGTCTATTATTCTGTGCCATTTACAAACTCTCTATTTCAGATATATCGTCAAATATAGTGTATATATTGTTATACTTGAGAACCCTTAATACTTTACCTTCTTCAAGTTCTTCGTATGGATTTATTATATTATTAAACACAGCAACAATCCACCACAAATAAGGCGTTTTATAGAACTGCGTAGATATATTGTCCAACCAATCATCTTCTTTTACTGTGTAGTAGTCAAACAATGATTCATTGTTATAAATTTCCTCTGATACGCTATATGAACGAAAAACATTCAAAAAAACTTCTCTATCTTCTGTTGTTTGAAGGACGTTATATAGTCTCAAATTAGATGATATAGGCAAATCTCTATCATAATCATTTAATCTTCTAACCGACATTATTATCCCTCCGTTTTAAATTTAACTGTAATATTTTTGTTTTTTTCACTGGTCAAGTTACTTCTATATAAAGGATTAAGGTCAATAAAAGACAAATCAACTGAAGCTGAAGAAGGGTAACCATCTATCCACGGTCCTTTGTATGATGGTTGTACTGTCTGTATAGCAACCTTTGGGATACTAATTATATCCACTGCTTTTCCAGCGCCTGTATATGTCTGTAACCCACAAATATACGGAAAAGTAAACTCTGTATATTTACTGTTTATTTCTGGACAAGACCATTCAACTAATTTTTGAACAGGAGTATATACATCATCATATGTATTGGTGTTTACCATAAATTGAAAATTTAAAGTAAATTCCCTTCTATTTGTATTTGTGTATAAATAAGGATTATCTGCTTTATCACCAACATCAAAACTTCCTCCGCCTGTACCTTGTAAAACTTTTGATTGATTTGATATTTTAGAAATTATACCCCTGAGAACGGAAGCTGGTGTAGTAAGTTCATCCCATGTGTGTT